GTAGAAAGCTACTACCTTTTTGTGCCGCCATGTTATTTTCTCCTTTGTATTATATTGTTGTTTATGAACTTAAAACAAATGCACGAAATCTTTGTACGCCATGCGTTGTAAGTCCGTCATTTTCTTTTATAGTATCTGAAAATTCAAATCTCATATTTACAAGACTTGCTCCTGATACTGATAAACTCGATTCGTGTAGTATATCGTAAACTACTGACATAATATTTTTAATTTCTACACTTCCTCTATATCTTGAAAAGGTATGAACTTCAATAGTGAAGTCTGAACCTTTCTTATCTTTAGTACCATTGTCTACCATAGTGTCTTCTCCTATTTTAACATAAGGAAAAGCTGTGCTTTCAGGCACGAAATCGTAAACGTCTGTTACTAAATTCTGTAATGTACTGCTTTGGTCTAAAGCATTGAAAACTGTTTGTTGTAGTGCTGAAGAATAATTACTCATTTAACTAATCTCTCTATTGCTGTAACAACCCTTTTAAATACAGCTTGTGTTATTTTTTCTTTACTCTTTACAAAAGCTGGAAATAAAAATGGTCTAGGTTGCATCTTGCTAGTACCATATTCTAAGAATGCTGAATAGTCAGCACCACTTTCTACTATTGTAGTATTTGGGTTTTTTTGTTTAACTCTAATCTTACTTACTAAATTTCCTGTATCACTTGCTGGTGCTTGTCCTGGAGCAGATGCTCTATGTGATCTACGAGGATTATATTTTTCATATACTATTCCTGACTTAGCACCTGATTGAATACTCTTTACTGCTTCGGCTCTTATTAATTGACCACCACCTTTAACTACTTCTTGAAAAGGTTGTTCTAAATCTTTATTTAATCTTCCTAATTGTGACATAACTTTTTTTAAATTTTTAACATTAATCTTAATATCCATTATGCTATACCTACATTTTCTTTAGCTTGTAGTGTTATATAATTATTATCATCATTCTGATCGTTAATTTTAATAATATCAAATAGTCTTGAACCAAATTTTATTCTCATGGTAGTTGTTAAACCACTTCTGTATCTAATCAAAAAATCGTGTGTATGTGGGTTTGTTACTTGTCTTCCTGTTTTATCACTAAATGTTTGTGTTCCACTTTTAGGAGTTATCTTAGCAGATGCAGTAATAACAGTTGAATAACTAGGTGATGAGTAACCACCATATCCATCAGCACCTAAACTTAAACTCTGTATTATAATAGAGTTTCTTAATTTACCTACTCTTGATACAGACATATTAAACTCCTAATTGATTATTTAGTCTTTGTACTTTATAAGGTGAGAACAACATAGCTATCGTGTTAGGAATCATATTAACAGAATTGCTTGTTGCTATCTCTCTATTTTCATAAAGATGTAAAGCTAACATTTTAATTGCGTATATTAAAGGTTTCGGTACATTTGCCGCTGTATCAGAATTAGAAGTACCATAACCTGCTTTGTATTCTATCTCATAAGCATTAGCATTTCTTAATTCAGAAGCTGTGGGCCAACTTACTCCATTCTTTAAAACTACTCTACCTTGTTCACTTGATGTATCTACATAATAATTACTTGTAGCAAATGTACTTGCACCATTATCATTGTTATAATATTTAACAGAATTGACAGCTATTAAATTTGGTTTAGGTAATACTATGTAATTTGAGTTTGATTGTAAATCAGGTGCAGTATAAACACCCTCTTGTAATTTTTCATCTTGATAAAATGGTAGTCTATCTAATGATAGAGTTATTGTTTGAAAAGTTATTGCTCTACCTATGTATGCTTCTGCCATATCTTGTGCAAGAAATACTAAGGACTCAATGAGTGTATTTTCTGTACTATCTGAACTATCAATTCTTGCGAATGCTTTAAAGTCAGCAATACTTACTGTATTTATTGTCCAAGCTGTCGTAACTACTAATCCACTCATTATTTATCCTTATTTTTTTTTACCGAATATTTTTTTAACAATACTCTTTTTTTCTTTTTTTTGTACTTCAGTTACAACTTTCTTTTCAGTTACAGGCTTTACTTGTTCTGCAACACCATGGTTTAACCAGTTAGAAGCTAATTTTATTTGCCATGCTTCTGACATATCAAGTTCGCTATCTTTTTTATAAACGAAAGTTGCTGAACCTGCTTCATTAGCTGTTGCTAATTTATCTTGTTTCATTTTTATTTTCATAGTTTCTCCTTTAAATTTTATTTAATTAAAGGGCAAAGTTCCACTCTCGCTTTCCTTTGCCCTAAAAATATTAACTTACGTTAATTATTAATCGTTTGCTTGGTCGTCAGTTGGTCCAGAGATTGGATCTCCTAATACAACTGATAAACCTACAACAGTACCTGTAGAGTGTGAACCTGCGTGAGTTACTACACCTCTTACATATCTTTTGCCACCAACATAACCTAACTTGTATGCTTGTGCCGCATGTGCAGGTGCATCTACCACTTGGAAGATACCACTACCATCTACTGTACCACCAGTAACGAATGTGTTGTTAGTTACAGCCGCAAACCCTGAACCTGGAGCATCTGAATCTTCTAAAGAAAAAGAAAATTTATTTGATCCGTTCAAAGTTATACCAGCCGCACCTACGTCAGCAACTAAAGTAACAGATTGAAACCCTTGAGTATCAATTGCCGCTCCGTTAGCAGATGCCGCTTTAACAACAGCAGTCAAACTGTGGTCGATTTTAACATTTTGTGCTAAATCTTTCATTGTTTATTCTCCTATTATTATAATTACTGTATAGTAATTGTTGTTATTGCTTCTGGTAAGATTACCTGTCCACCAACACGTCTTCTAGCAATATATCTTACATTACCTGAACTCGCTTGTGTGAAAGGATCTCTCATAATTGAAAGACTTATTCTGTCTACAATCATGTATGCTCTTCTGATGTCACCAAATACAACTGGTAAAGTAGCATTTGCTATATCTGCCAAATCAGATGCTTCAACAACTGGGTGTCCTAATAAATTAGAACCGATTCCCATTTGATAAATTCCTGGTTGGAAAATATATTGATTAGCACCATCTTTCAATTTTCTAATTGCAGATAGTGTTGATCTATTGAACAACCAAGTAGCATTTCTCATGTACTCAGATTTTACATTATGTGCCGCACCGATTAAATCGTCTGCCGCTAATGCATCATTTGCCGCTGTAGTGATAGTTCCAACACTGCTATTCGTGATAAGACCTTGTGGTTTACCAACTGAATTACCTGATATGAAAGCCGCACCCTCTGCTTTTGCAAATTGTTCTGTGAACTCAGAGTTCATTTCTGCTTCAAGATTGAAAACTGAATCTTCAAGTTCTTGTTCAGAAATATCAACTAAGGCATACAGTTCGTGTGCTGGAATTTCTTCCAAACCAACTGCATATCCTAAAGTCTCTGTTCTAGCACCTTGTTCAGCAACCCAATTAGCAGTAAAAGTTCCTGTTCTTTTTGGAACTTGAATGCTTCTTTGAGATGTTGTTCTTACTCTAGCAAGTGATCTTACTGGACTGTACTCAATTATACCTTTGATTAACTCTCTCACGTACTCAGGTGGAGCAAGGTAACCAGCAGTATTGTCATTAGATACAGTTAAAACTTTAACCTCATCAGGAGAAAGTCCATCTTTACCTTTTCTTATCCATTTGTCATATACTTTCTTTTGGATTGATTCAACTGGTGAACCTTTTCCAAAATCAGGTCTTGACATAATAGTTTCTAACTTTGCCATTTGTTCTTGTGCAGATTTTGCAGTTACTTCTTGTGCTTTTAAAGATTTCTCAATATCAGCAAACTTATCTAATTCTTTGTCGATTTTAGATAGTTTTTCTTCAGTAACTGGATCAGAAGCACCTTTGCTTTCGATCTGTTTTAATCTTTCATCATTCGCATCTTTGAAAGACTCAAACGTTTTGCCAAGAGTTTCAACAGCAGATTTTACTTCGTTATTATCCATTTTGTTTTTCCTCTTTTATTGTTTGATTATGTTAGCAACTTTATTTATTAAATCTGCTAACTGTTTATTTTCATCACCAGCATCTCGCTGTGATAAAGAATCAGATAATGCTTTCGCACCAATCTTAGACTCTGTCCGAGAAAGACCTCCTGCATCACGCAAGATTTTTTCCCACTCTCGAATATTTTTAGCATTACCTTTTACAGTTTCAATCAAGGCACTTTCATTCATTGGGAAAGTTACTAAACTGATTTCCATAAGGTCAACTTCTTTAAGAGTTCTAGTTCCTCTCTTACTTTCGTTGTAACCTTGTTTCTCAGGGTCTGCTCTAAATCCTATTGACATACCATCTAACGCACCCATTTTTAAAAGTTCGTATGCTTCACGACCTTTTTGAGTACCCATAGCTAATTTGCCTTTAACAAATAAACCTTTTGAATCTTCGTACATATCCTCAAATACTCCGATAGGTTCATCTGTTTTATGTTGATATAATAATTTTACTTTACGTGCAGGTCTAGCTTCTAAAGATTTAGTGAATGCACCTTTTTGCATTATATCACTACCTTGATCTTCATTACCGAATATAGAACCATAACCTGTAAATATTCCTTTTTCTCCATTAGCTTTAACTTCTGAATGAAAGGTAAGTTTTTTAATTTCTGTATCGCATTGACATATTCCGTCATCATGGCAAACACAGACACTTTTCATTGGTTCTTTCTTTTTAGGTTTTTTATAAGATGATGAATATTTATCTTCTTCTTCATCTGATCCATAACCTTTACTAATTGCTTCTTCATAAGCAGAATGTGTTCCACATGGCATAAAAATTGTTTTACCATCTTTGTCCATACTGTGTACTCCAACACAACCTATCTCTTTTGCTTTATCTCTAGCTTCAGTAGGGTTGTCAAATATATCCTCATCTCTTGCTTCTTTCATATCTTCTTTTGGTTTTTTTGCTTTAGATGAGATAACATCTGTCAAAGACTTTATAGCTTGTCCCATCTTTTCTATATCGTTCATAGAATATTCCTCCATTTTTCTATTTTCATATTGAGAACTACATACAGCTAATCTTTGATCTGTTGCAGGATATTCAGAAGTAGTTTTGTCATCTGACATACATCTACTCATAAAATCCTCTCTCTGTTCATTGTTGTTTGGTTTTACTAAAGGCATTATTTTTTAATTACAAGCCCTTTAATTTTTTGAACCCATTTATATTTGTCATTACTTCTACAAATACATATTCCGATTACTATTCCTATTATTAGTTCCATATTATTTCTCCTTATATAAAGTCTGGTGTTGTATATATTACAGCACACCGACAGTTGATTGTTTCTCCAGCAGAACCTCTTGGGTCTCCTGGAAATTTTAAAAGTTCTCCGCCAACAACAAATTTACTTTCTAAAGCAGTTTTTTGTCCACTAGCTATTGAATGAGTGAATCTAGTTCTTTCATCTTGTATTGCAATCCATTCTTTAATAGTTCCTTTTATTTTCATAGACTCAGCAACTGCTTCATTGGCAAAAGAAGCTACTCTATGTGTTTCAGTTCTTGCAATCAGGTTTGATCTATACACTCCCATACCGATTAAGGTATTTCTTAAAGCTGTACCTGTTGCGTCTGTTGATAAACCATTACTATAACTATTGTCAATAACTTTGGCTAATCTCTTTCTAGTAGTATCGTCAATTTCAGTTACCCAAAATCCTGTGTTAGTATCTATAAATTCTTCTAACCTATCGTTAAATTCACTATCGAAATCTTTAACAAAAAATTTTCCTGTTGCGTATGATTTAAAAGCACTAGCAATAGTCATATATTGTACTCTGAATATTCTTTTTAACTGATCGCTTTGTTTTCTTAACTCAACATCAAGTTCAATTAAACTTCTATTACTATAAGCAGTTTTAACTTTCTTTCCAAAAGTATTAAAAAAATTCTTTAAAACATTTTGAAATTGTTTTCTTAATGGTTCTCTTAATCTATTTTGTGCCAACCAAGTTCTTTTCTTAACGTCTTTAAATATTTTTAGTTGACGTTGATTATAAATCATTAGAAGCTATTTAATAAACCAGTTATTTCTATAACTCCATGTGTACCATTGACAGTAGATATAATCGCTATCTTATGTCCTGTTGGTATATTGACATATAAAACTTCACTTCCTACTAAAGCACATGATGTTGCTTGTGCGGCAGTTGGATCTGCGGCTATTGCAAAAGAAAGTCTGTTAGCTGTTCTGTTGTGTAGTCTGTATAATTGATTAACATTAGCTGTTGGTGTTATTTGTGCTGATGTGTTTGTTGATGTTGCTACTTGACATGCCGCAAACTCCAATCCTGTTGGAAATTGATTCTGCCCTATATTTCTTATCATTGTTTTACTCCTTTTATATTAATGTAATGTTTTGTTTTCGTGATCTGCAACGTCAAGTAAATCTTTAATT